ATTTATCCCGATTTGTCCGCACCCCCGGACGCTCTGTAACCCGCGTCAATCCTAGCGCCCAATGTCAAAGTCCGGCGAATACCTACATATATATCTATATCTATATCTTATATATTAATACACCTACGTGGACGCCCGGACGCTGCCGCTCTTTTCCTTCTTCCCTTTTTCATCCGCGCGATTTTCGTAGGTATCTACCGGCCTTGAACCTTGAAACCTAAGTAGCATAAGGGGTTGACAGCGTCCATGCCCAAAGACATAATAGGAGAATTCGATCAAGGCCGGACATTTATGGAAAAATCCCCCCTAAAACACGCTGTTCACTGCCCAAAATGCAACAGAATCCTCCCCCCACACCTCTTCCACTACCTAATTTCGCGCAACCAAGCTATCGCCAGAGGCTACTCTGGCGCCCACCCCATCCGTTTCCACTCTAAGTACTGCAAAGACTGTAGGCACCCAGCCGAGCGTAAACTGTCAAAGCAGACCACTGCCGAGCTAAACAACCTAGTCGAGACAGGGGACATCAGCAAGGGACACGCTCAAAGACTCATCGAACAGAAAGTCAAACGCAAGTCCAAGGCGTGCAGCGAAGCCGCGAAGAGGCGATGGGAGCGCCCAAGCACACAGGCATGGAATGACTGGTTGTCTTATCTTAGACACGAGATAGACCTAACCAAGCGACAGCGGCGCTACGCGCAGAAGATCGGAGACCCCAACACCGTCGTGTTCTGCGACGCGGCCATCGTTTTACTTCAAGTAATGGTAGATAGGCTAAAGACCCGCGAGTTCCTCAAAGAGACGCTCGCACCCGACGAGAACCCGCTCCAGTGGCCCGAACCAGAGCGCTCAGACGTTGCGAAACTGTGGACCAACATCGTGCCGTCCATCACGAAACCACCAAGAACACCAATATTTTTGTAAAACGCTTGACACTCTTGAAAAAAGCGCAGTAACCTACAGTCTCAATCAACCAAACAGAGGCGCCCGATGGCACACAAGACGCAGAGAGAGCAAGTCTTTGATTACATTGCTAAAAATCAAGGGACTACGGCCGAAGGCACAATCGAAGATCTTACTAAGAGCATGAACCCCTCAACCGCGCAGAGGTATATAAAGTCGCTAATAGCGCACGGTTTGGTGCGGTCTGTGGGTGCAGGCATGGCGCTTTATCCTGAAGTTACGCGGTACGTACACCAATACACACACCACACCCAAAAGGCTGTTGACCTACCGCAGACGCCAGAGCAGGCCGTCGACACGATTCTTTCAACGCTAAACATAAAGACCGCCGCCATCCTGCGGCACAAACTCAACGAGATGTTCCAATGATCTACGCACACACGACCCCACCGAAGCCAGCCAAGCCACAGATGAACGACCCAGTCAACAAACCAGCGCACTACACGTTCGGCTACTACGAAGTCATTGAAGTACTGCAAGACTGGTTCCCCAAGAACCCACTGCTGTGGCAGGTGGGTAAATACATCGCCCGCGCCGATCACAAAGGCAACGCGCTACAAGACCTACGCAAGGCACGCTATTACTTACAGCGCGAGATCGACAGGTTAGAGGACCTGTCAGAGAACCAGAAACCTGAACAGGATTGAGCCGGCGTGCATATCGGGCGGTCCCGCATACGTGGCTTGTATATCTTGTATGTCCCGCCGTGGGTAGGGTTGCCGGCTTAGGTATCTGAACCCCACCCACACTCCCCAACCGCGAACGAGGGGGCGCGGAATATACATACCCCCCTCACCTAACACACGGGCTATACCCATATGGGACTAAAACCTGAAGCGCTGGTCAAGAAAAAGATCCGCGCCATCCTCGACGAGTTTGCAGCCTACTATGCGATGCCTATCGGCACGGGGTATGGGAACTCGGGCGTACCGGACTTCCTTGTTTGCTGTAACGGGCGCTTCATCGGCATCGAGGCCAAGGCCGGGACGAACAAACCAACAGCGCTGCAACAGCACAACATCCAGAGAATATTTGACGCGGGCGGCTACGCACTAGTGGTCAACGAAGACAACCTACACGTACTTACGGAGCTATTGGAATGGGCAACGAAGAAAGCATAAAGAGAACCAAATTGGCGCAGATGACGATGCTGCTCGATGCGCTGACCACATGTAATGAGCCAGATTCAAAAGGACATGCGCTGTTTTTGTACACAAACGATGACGCTAAGCACATGACGATCTTGTCTTTTAACGCGGGTGCCGACGATGTATACAGCATGGTGCAGCACATGAACGACCTAATCACGAAATCAATAACCGCAGCGATGCAAGACGCGCCACCAAGAGAGAAATACAATTGAGTAACGCCAAACCCTTCAAACAAATAGTCACCATCGACTTTGAGACGCGCTGGTCCAAGGCGGACTATACGTTGTCCAAGATGACCACCGAGGAGTACATCCGCGACCCCCGGTTCAGAGCTTTCGGTGCTTGCCTGCATGAGTACGGATCGGACGAACCCCCACGCTGGTACAACGGCGAGGACTTGCATGATGCGCTCATGCAGTACGACTGGACCCAGACAGCAGTCCTTGCGCACAACGCCCAGTTCGACGTATCCATCCTTGAGTGGAAGTACGACTGTCATCCGTGTTTTATTCTGGATACGCTCAGTATGGCTCGCGCATTGCGCGGCACGGAAGCAGGGAACTCACTCGCGCAGCTAGCTCAGGAATTTGATCTGCCGCCCAAGGGCAATGCCGTACACAACACCGACGGACTCGAAGAGCTTACGCCTGAGATTGAAGCAGAGCTAGCCGAGTATTGTGCGCACGACGTGATGCTGTGCGAGGAGATTTTTGTACGGCTATCTGCCGGGTACCCAGCGAAAGAACTACGCCTGATTGATCTGACGCTGAAGATGTACACACAGCCAAGACTGTTGCTCGACGGCACGATGTTGACCAAGGCCATCGATGAAGAGCGCACACAGCGCGAAGCGTTACTAACAAACCTCGGCATCACAGACGCTGATCTGGCATCCAACCCCAAGTTTGCCCAGCTACTCGAAGCTGTTGGCGTACCCGCGCCTAAAAAAATAAGCAAGACCACGGGCGAAGAGACGCTCGCACTGGCCAAGAACGACGCCATGTTTCAAGCGATCATGAACGGCGAGAACGAAGCCGCGGCGCTGCTCTGCGAAGCCCGACTAAAAGTAAAGAGCACGACCGAGCGCACCCGTGCGCAGCGATTCCTCGACATTAGTAAGCGTGGGCCTCTGCCTGTACCTCTGAGCTATTACGGTGCCACTACGGGGCGCTGGACGGCGAGCAAGGGCAGTGCCATCAACATGCAGAACCTAAAGCGCGGGAGCTTCCTACGCAAGGCGATACTAGCGCCGATGGGCCACACGATAGTAGTAGGTGACCTGTCCCAGATCGAGCCGCGGGTGCTCGCTTGGCTCTCGGACTACGAAGACATGCTCGACATTTTCCGTTCAGGCGCAGACCCATACGCAGCGTTCGGTGCGCAGATGTTCAACATCCCCGGCATGACTAAAGAAAGCCATCCTGACCTGCGCCAGTCGGCCAAGTCTGCTTTGTTGGGTTGTTTTGGTCCGGACACTTCGGTCTTGACGAATCGCGGGTGGGTGCCTATAGTAAGGGTACAGGCTACGGATACGGTCTGGGATGGAGAGGATTGGGTATGTCATCAGGGAGTAGTACCGCAGGGCGAGAAGGAAGTGCTGACAGCGCTGGGGATCAGCGCAACTTCGGACCACGAAATTCTGACGGAACATGGATGGGCGGAGTGGTGCGCGGTCCTAACAAGCCATTCCCTTTTAAAGTCGGCGCTGTCATTGGCGAACTCACCTGCATGGGGTGGGAGCACAGAGGTAAAAATTTCCAACCCATCATGCGATGTTCTTGCGGATGGGAAGGCTTTGTTAACCGAGACAACATTCGGCACGGAAGGAGTACGCGATGCGACCGTTGCGCAAAACGGAAGTCCGTCGAAACACGTTGGGAACGGCAAGGGTATTACGCCATTTGTCCAGACCGCGAGCACCGCGACCGACTACTTACGCGGATTAGTTCAATCATTGTCCGCTGTACCAACCCAAATAGCTCGGTCTATCCAGACTATGGCGGGCGCGGCATCACGGTATATGCGCCGTGGATTGCAGATCGTGTCGAGTTTCTTCGATACCTTGTCTCCCTTGATGGCTGGGATGTCCCCGAGTTACAGCTTGATCGGACAGACAACAGCAAAGGCTACGAACCCGGCAACCTTCGGTTTGTTACGCGCAGCGTCAACATGTCCAACAAGCGGCGCTTATCCGCAAGAGGATTTGAAGAACTCAAGCGGCGCATCACTGCTCTTGAAGCAGAGAATGCAGACCTACGACATCGCCTTCGCAGGGCCGAGGAATCGCTACACAATCCTGACTGACGCAGGTCCGCTCATCGTGCATAACTGCGGCTATGGTCTCGGGTGGGCATCGTTCGCGTCGCAGTTGATGGTGGGGTTCCTTGGAGCACCGCCGATACGGTATCAAGCAAGTTTTGCCAAGCAGCTAGGTGTCAACAAGGCGCTGGCTAGAAAATTCTTCGAGTGGCGCGAGACCGAGGCCCGCCTGCTGGACATTCCGCACACCTGCACGCTTGAAGAGTTAGCCATTCACGCGGTAGCGGCCAAGCAAATCATTGACATCTACAGACAGACTGCCCATCCAGTGGTTGGCCTGTGGGCGCTGTGTACGAAGCTGATGGTGGACTGTTTGGTTGAAGGCAAAGAGCACACGTACAAGTGCCTGACCTTTCGCAAGGGCGAGATCGAGCTACCTAACGGCATGAAGATCCGCTATCCCAACTTGCGTAAAGATGAAGATGGCAACTGGGTGTATGGCAAGGATGCAACGAAGCTCTACGCCGGGAAGATCACCAACAACATCACCCAAGCACTCGCTCGGATCGTGATGACAGACGGCATGCTGCGCGTATCTAAGCGCTACCCTGTGGTGGGGACTGTGCATGATGAACTGATCGCGCTAGCGCCCGAAGATGAAGCCCAAGAGGCACTCGACTGGGTGTTGGAGCAGATGACAATGGAGCCGTCCTACATGCCGGGGATTCCCTTGGCAGCGGATGGTGGTACGAGTTTACGTTACGGGGATGCCAAGCAATGATTGAGAAGAAAGTTACGTGGAGCCACTCCAGCCTCAAAGATTTTGAGGGTTGTGCGCGGCGCTACCATGAGGTCAAAGTACTCAAACGCTACCCGTTCACAGACACACAGGCCACGCTGTACGGCAAAGAACTACACACCGCGGCTGAGCATTACGTCGCTCATGACACACCGCTGCCGGCGCAGTTCGAGTTTGTTCAGCCTGTGCTCGATGCGTTGATGACAAAGCCCGGACGCAAGCTGACCGAGTATCAGATGGCGGTGACGAGTGATCTCAAACCCTGCGCTTGGGCTGCGGACAACATGTGGGCACGCGGTATCGCTGACTTGCTGATCGTAGACGATGACGACCTGACTGCGTGGGTAGCTGACTATAAGACTGGGAACAACCGCTACCCGGACACTGACCAGCTAAAGCTGATGTCGCTGATGGTGTTCATTCATTTCCCGCATATCCGCCAAGTGAAGTCGGCGCTGCTGTTTGTTGTGAAGAACGACATGGTAACGATGTCGATGGAGCGCGGCGAGGCGGAGAAGGCGTGGTGGGAGTACCGAGAGCGAGTAGCCCGGTTAGAGGCTGCGTTTGAGAATGATGTTTGGAATCCGCGGCAGACACCGCTCTGCCCGTGGTGTGTTGTTACGTCTTGTGAATTTAACCCTAAACACTGAGGACTATATGAAATCCAAAGCTAGATCCAAATCTACGCCCGAGATCGCGGTGACATTGCAGCCGTGCTTCATGCACGGGGCCACGATGTATGTGCCGCACGTAAAAAACCCTAAAGAGTGGGTGACCTATGGCGGAGTTAAGACCAAGACGTTGCAGCAACTGCAATTGATGGGCGCCAAGGTGCGGCACGAAATGATGTATGCGCAGAACCCCGAGACTGACTGGATCTCTCACGTGTACTTATGAAATGCCCAGAGTGCTTTGAATCAATGAGAACTAAAGATACCCGGCAGTGGAAAGACCCTGCTAGAAATTTTGATTGGGTCGAGCGGCGCAGGGTATGTTCTTTATGCAACTATCGAATAATGACAATCGAAATGCCCAAAGAGGTTTGGGCTAAATATACGGAAGGTACGAATGAAGAACAAAATGTCTGAAGCTTGGCGTGAGTGGTGGTTAATTACTCACGGTAAAAACACTCCGGCTGGTAGCTACAACACGTTAGAGGCACCTATGTGGGACGCATGGGAGGCTGCGTGGAAAGCGGCAAACGAACAATCTCAAGTTGAGATTAACCACCTCAAAGAACAGTTGATGCGGTCTAACACCAACAACGGTGCGTACAAAGCTGCGTTTTTGGCTGGTCAGATGGCAGCGCGGGGTGGAAGTTGGAAATGACCCGCGAAGACATCATCCGTATGGCGCGGCAGGCTGGTTTCGCCGATGGGGTTGTAGATATTGTTGGGTTTGAAGGCTTCGCCAACTTCGCCAACCTTGTCGCCGCGCATGAGCGGGAGGCGTGTCGCTTGATAGTGATAGACAACAGCGACGCTGAAGGCATTTGCTGTACTGATGATGTGCTTGAAGCCTTCCGACAAAGGGGCGAGAAATGACCTACATCTGCTTACGGTGCGGCAGACCAATCCGCACAATCATCGTTTAATGCCCGTACTGCGGAAGGAGTCCGTTATGACTGACTATGAACGGGGGTATCACCAAGGCAAAGCCGACGCACAAAAGCCGTGGGTCGGGCTGACGGACAAAGAACTGGAAGAGTTTTCAAATGCCGAACTTGGGTCGTATGACCTGTGTCTTGAAGTCGAAGCCAAACTCAAGGAGAAAAACACATGAGCACGCCTATTACCCCGCAACAGATGATTCAATCGGTGCTTGATGCGCTCAACGAGTCGGTCAAAGACATACCCGAGGACAGGCGCGAAGAAGTTAAGGCAAAGATACTGGACAATTTTTGGAAGGCTATGTTTAAAGGATCAGCAGAAAATGAAATACGGAATCCTTGACGACGAAGGGCAAGTGGTGCGGTGGGTGTGGACCGTGCCGCCATACCCTTACATAGTCGAGCGCATCAAGCGCAAACGTAAACCCAAGTTGGACTTGTCCAAAGTACCAGAGGCTTTGTTTTAGATGAAGTACACAATGATTAACCTGAAATGGGACACGCTGAAAGAAGAAGGCGTGGTGTTTACCAAGCCGGAGTTTGATGATACGTACCGGATAATGCAACTAGATGCGTTGCAAGACTGGATACACGATCTACAAAAACTTTACGACAACCTACTGGAAGACTTCGATGGAAAAAACAACACACCCAGTACTTGACTATTTAAAAGAACACGGCGAATTGCCGGCGTCTAAGGTCTTGATACCCCATCTGACTTTGGGCGCAGTTAAAAACGCGCTGCGAAAGTTTTACTTTGAAGGTGTGCTGCTGCGCAGAGAGATCCCGATGGATGGCTCTATAGCGAGGATGTACATGGTATACAGCCTGTCGGGCAAAGCGCCGGGGCCAAGAAAAAAACCCCAAACCAATGAAGAAAGAATAAGAAACGCTGCGCTCAAGAACGAGCCTGACTACGCATTTCATCTACGCAACTTACCGAGGCACCAAGAATGCGAATTGATCTGCTCTTAAACTGGTTGGCCTTTCTTGCGGTGCTATACGTAGCCTGCCTGTGCGCCTACGCCATCGTTGTTTTTAACTGACAGGAGACGTTAAATGCTGGTCAACGGACAGTTTATCAAAGACTGGGACAAATCTCAGATGTGTACCGGGTACTATCGTAAGCAGCAACCCAAGTGGGTTTCGTGGGACATGGAGCGCTTGCAAGACTCGCTCCTTTGGGGGAAGCGCTTGCGCCCCACCCTGCTGGACCGCATCAAATACATAGGCTTTACCCGCTAACATGCAGATCATTGATAACAAGGCGCTGCTATTTCGCACGCGCAACCCCGACAAGTACGCGATCATCCCCAAACACAAGGTCTTGGAAGCGGATGATGACGGCATCCATGAGGTAGCCGTCTACTGGGGGCTAGATGAAGCGAGGGTGCTACACAATCTCGGCGTAAAAAATGTACCTTCGCCCATCACCAAGCGGTACAGTTGGCCGGGACGCTACAGACCCATGCAGCATCAGATAGATACTGCCGCTTTTTTGACGATGCACAGGCGGGCGTTTTGTTTTAATGATCCCGGCACAGGCAAGACAATGTCCGCGTTGTGGGCCGCGGACTACCTGATCGAGAAGGGCTACGTGCGCCGGGTGTTGGTGTTGTGCCCGCTCTCGATTATGCAGTCGGCGTGGATGCAGGACTTGAACAACGCCATCATGCACAGGAGCGCGGTGGTTGCGCACCACACACAGTCTTCGCGCAGGATCGAAATGATTCAGCAGGACTACACATTTGTCATCACCAATTACGACGGGTTAGCGCTAGTAGCCCAAGAAATTAACAACGACGGGCGCTTTGATCTGGTCATTGTTGACGAAGCAAACTGCTATAAGAACGCATCAACTAACCGTTGGAAAGCGCTCGCGTCGATCATTAAGCCGGAGACCTACCTGTGGATGATGACGGGCACGCCCGCTTCGCAGTCCCCTGTGGACGCCTACGGTTTGGCCAAGCTAGTAAACCCAAGTGGCATCCCGAAGTACTTGTCGGCGTGGCGCGACATGACGATGCACAAGATCACGCAGTTCAAGTGGGCACCCAAACCCAACGCTGCCGAGCTAGTGTTTGATGCGCTGCAACCTGCGATCCGATTTACAAAAGGTCAGTGCTTGGATCTGCCGCCGGTTGTGACGATTACGCGCGATGTTCCTATGACTCCGCAGCAAAGCAAGTACTACCGGCTACTCAAAGAACAGATGATGGTTAGAGCCGCTGGGGAAACTATCAGCGCAGTCAACGCGGGTGTAGCGGTGAGTAAGCTTTTGCAGATCTCATGTGGCGCGGCGTACACAGACGACAAAGAAGTGATCGAGTTTGATGCCAGCCCTCGGTTGGCGGTGTTGGAAGAAGTCTTGCAAGAGACCAAACGCAAGGTGCTGATCTTTGCCATGTTTCGTAGCAGCATCGACGCGGTGGCTACGTATTTAAACAAAAAAGGCTACCCCACCGAGCAGATCCAAGGCGATGTCAGCCCCGCCAAACGCAACAGAATAATCCACGACTTCCAGACCACAGACAACCTCCGGGTGCTGGTGATGCAGCCACAGGCCGCGGCGCACGGACTGACGCTGACTGCTGCGGACACGGTGATCTTCTATGGCCCGCTGATGTCTGTTGAGATGTATACGCAGTGTATAGCGCGGGCAGATCGTAAGGGGCAGGACTCAGACAAAGTGACGGTTGTGCACCTTCAGAGCAGCCACATCGAGCGCGAAATGTTCAAGGCGATGACAAGCAAAGTCAGCGAGCACGCGCTGTTGGTGAACCTATTTAACGAGGAGATCAATACATAAGAAACCACTTGCGTTGTCAAACAGATCGTGTAGAATGTCAAACACTAGACAAACTTAGGAGTATGAAGTGAGCGAAGACACCATTCAGATGGACAAACTCGTCCGTGTTTACCGTAAGATGTCAACCCGTATTCAAGAGTTGACCGCAGAGTACGAGAACGCTGTTGAGCCGATCAAGGCCCAGCAGGAACAGGTTAAGCTTGCGATCAAGGATCAAATGCTGGCACTCGGGCTGGCATCCGTTCGCACTGTAGAAGGTACTGTGGTGCTGTCCCAAAAGACGCGCTACTCTACGCAGGACTGGGACTCATTCAAGAAGTTCGTTATCGAGCACGAGGCTGTGGATCTGTTGGAGAAGCGCGTAGCGCAGACCAACATGGCGCAGTTTCTGGAAGAGAACCCCGGTCTTGTTCCCCCCGGGCTGAACTCCATGTCGGAGTACGGCATCACTGTCAAAAAGCCAACTTCTAAATAAGGCAATTTCACAAATGTCCAACGTAGCTATTTTCAATCCAGCGCAAGCCCCTGCACATGTCCGCGCGCGGACAGAACTCTCGTCAATCGCCAAAGCCCTCAGTGGCGGCGGCAGTAGCGGCGGTAAGCGAATCAGTATCGCAGGCGGTGTGTTCCGTCTGTACCACGGTGGTAAAGAGATCGCTGCAATCGAGGATCGTTTCCTTGATGTGGTAATAGTTAATGCCGCTGCCCATATTGGCCGGGTCTGGTACGCGAAGTCGTATGATGGCGAGGCAACTTCGCCTGATTGCTGGTCCGCAGATGGGATGACGCCCAGTGCTGATTCAACAAACAAGCAGTCGGATGCTTGCGCAACCTGCCCCAAAAATATTGCCGGGTCGGGTCAGGGTAACTCGCGTGCTTGCCGTTATCAGCAGCGCTTGGCTGTTGTGCTACCGAACGATATCGGCGGGGATGTTCTGGCGCTTCAAGTACCGGCCACTTCGATCTGGGACAAAGATGCTAAAGGCGAAGACCGTCCGCTGCAAGCATATGCCCGGTATCTGGGTGCTCAGAAGATCGAGCCAAGTGATGTGGTCACACGCATCAAGTTTGACACCAAGAGCCAGTCGCCCAAGATGTTCTTTAAGGCGATGTCGTGGGTAGACGGCGACGATCTGCCGACGATTGAGATGCAGAGCAAGTCCGATGATGCTGTCAAGGCGATCACGATGTCGTTCTCCAAGAACGAAGC